CTGTAATCTCCACTACATCATCAGTCATATTCCACAACACACTAGGTATTTGTTTCATGTCCTTGTCAGGACTGACTACGATGTTTTCTGAATTGTTAAACATAGTTGCATCAATACCAATGGCATCATCAGCTTCTAGGTTTGGTCGTATACAGTATTTGTAGTTGGTTCTACAGTGATTTATTAAACGTCTATAACCAAGTGGCTTACGTTTCATTCGGTGTCCCTTGTAATCAGGATAAATTTCTTTTCTGAAATTTCTAGTGCTTGAGAAGTATAAGATAAAGTCGTCATCCATCATAGCCTTCGTCACCTTGTTCAACTCATTCTCAAATACTCTGAGAACATCACTGAACTGTGACTGTGATATGATGACATCATTACCAAAGTCTATACCTATCTCACAAGCCTGTGATGCTTTATAAGCAAGGAAATCAGAGTCAATTAATAACATTAGTGTACCTCGGCCCAGTTGTCACCGATCTGTGCATCAGCTTCAATAGGCAATCGTAAGTTGTAATACTCACCAGCTAGTAGTGCAGATAATTTACATACATCAGCAATCTGTTCTGCATTTTCTGCAGGAGATCCTAACACTTGTTCATCATGGACAAAAGCATAACGCTCATGGGTCAAATGACCTAAGTTTTGATGTGTTAGTAGAAGCCAACGCTTTGCGATGACTGCTGCTGATCCTTGTAGTAAACAATTTAATGCTTTGTGTTCTTTGTCCACAATGATTTGGCGTTTGTCGATAGCACGTATGCTACCTCTTTCAGCAACTCTACGAGTAGCTTCAACCAAATCTTCGAGACCTTCCACAGCATCCATATAAGCTCTCCTAATCTCTGCCCCTTTTTTCTTCGCAGCTTCTGGGGACAGCATGTTGTCATAAGAAAGACCAAGTTTCTGGTTGCCCCCTCCATACAAGAAACAATATGTAATTGTCTTAACTTGTCTGCGAGAGATTCCAATTTTATCTGCATTGACTTGGTGAATGTCTTGTTCTAATAAGATCTTTGCATACCTACCGCCATCGTATCTGGCTAAATAGTGTGCAAATAATCTTAGTTCAATCCCAGATAAGTCGCTGTCGATCAACTTCCAGTCTGGATTGGTAACAAATAGTTTACGGCAATCTTCATCCGAACTTACTTGTGCGAGATTCGGGTGTGAATGTGCCATTCGATGAGTTACTGCACCGATAAAGCAAGAGTGGTGAAGTCTGCCATCCTTGACCAACTTTAACCAAGCATTAGTTCCTTGTGATAACATTCCTAGTTTCTTTTGTATGACCAAAATTTCTAAGAATACCAATGCCTCTTCTGTTCCTATTTCTTTGAGCACTGTCTCATCAATGACTGCTTTACCAGTCGGTGTGAGTTTGGTAGGTTTCCAACCTTGAAAGGTTCTGAACCACCATGCTATGTGCTCTCGACTACTAGGGTTAAAATCCTTGAGCCTTTGCATTTCTGCACCAGCTATGTAGCCTTGTTTTTTGTTGTCTCTTCTAGGTGTGAACAGGTTTCCTGGCACATACGCACAAACATTTTCAGCCTGTTTACGGAGTGTCTCTAGCCTAGTCAAGAGTTTGTTTTCTAGTTCTTGTGCCTTACGCACATCAAACGGCCAACCAACGGTCTTTTGTTGACTCATTAGCTCTGCTATCTGATGCTCTAAGACAACGCTTTCAGCGATTTCTGAAAATGTTTCCATAGTTTAGCGAGGATAGCAACGTCTTTTTTACAGTAGTCTTGCATTTCTTGTGACCAGTCTTTCCAGTCTGTGCTCTTTCCAAAGTTGTCTTTGAAACATCGTAGCCTGTAACCGTATGCTTCGAGGCTGTGTGAACCATACAGACGGGCTGGCATCATAGCCCACTTACGTCTAAGGTCTAGCTCTAACATGTCAGGATGAAAGAATCTACTGAGTATCAATGTGTCCCATGTTTTGTTCTCGAAGAACGGATAGTGCTTCTTGATCTCAGGAATGTCAAACATGATACCATTGTGTGATACAAGGTTGTCTGCATCATTTAAAGCACATACACCATTCACTATACTATCGGTAAGTGATTGATCGTTGTACTCCATGACCTGACCTGTATCTAAATCTTGTGTGACAATACAATGTATACAGCTGGAGTCAATTCCATCTGTTTCAATGTCAAACGCAAGATTAACCGAAGTCTGTGCTTGGGTCGAAGTCGGGCGTAACTTCATTTTCTTCAAAGGTGCATGTGTCTAAGTGGTAAGTCAATTCGTTGGCGATACCAACTTCCCCAGAATGACGATTCTTGAGGACTCTAACAGTTGTAGTATCTCGTTTGCTTGGATCCTGTTGATCCCGTTCAAGGGCAATAACCGTGTCAGACAGCTGTGCAATCGCAGCAGATCCTCGCAGTTGTCCAAGAGTAATACGGGCTCCTTCCTCATGGTTCTGATCTGATTGTGTACGTCTGAGGTGCGATACTAGAAACAAAACGATACCAGTGCGTTCAACAAGTGAGCGTAACTTGGTCATCGTTACGTCTATCATACGTCTCTCATCTCCGTCCAATCCACTCAATAATATACTGAGGTGATCGAGGAATATAACACGACATTCCAATCCACAGGCAAGGTATTCGATCCTACTGTAAATTGTGTCAGGATCATAGCTACCAAAGCCATCGAACAGAAAAAGATTCCAATTAGCAATAGTACTGTTATAGGCGTATTCGAGTTCTGTTCGTTCATATTCTCCTAAATGGTAAGATCTTCCTAGCGAGGCAGACATTAAACCTAATGCCGTCCTACGGTTAGATTCTTCAAGTGCCAAGTAACCGACCCGTTCTTTTCGGTGCAGAAGATGACTTGCAAGACTCCTACAGAATGAGGATTTTCCAGTACCAGATCCTGCAGTAATGGTGACAAGTTCTCCGTACCGTATACCGTGCAGCTTTCGCTGTAGTCCTTGAAATGGGTAGTCATGGTCAGCGGGGGGTGTGGGTGTGGTGATTAGTTCGAGTAAAGATTTGGCATCAACAATACCGTCTGGTCTGTATGTCTTGGCATCCCAGATAGCTCGTCTTATTGCCTCAGAATCGCCAGCTTGTAATGCGTCAGAAGCATCTTTGTACTTCTCAAGCCGTGCAATTTTTGCTTTACCAGCAGGTAGTAATTCAGCACATTCTTGTGCTGCTTGTCTACCAGCTTCATCATTGTCAAAGAATAAAACTACCTCTTCATAGTTCTGAAGTAAGTCTAAAACTTTTTGTAATGATTTTTTAGCAGCCTTTGCTCCATTTGGTATGGATACATGAGGCCATTTGGGTTGTGCTTCCCATCCAGAGGCTGCATCAAGCTCTCCTTCATATATAGTAAGCCTTGTACCCTTATCTGGGAATAAATTTTGCCCAAAAAGTTGAGAGTCGTTGTTATTACCCTCCATCCAGAAGTCTTTGTCCCTTGTACGGACTTTTGCTGCACAAACTTGACCATTTTTGTCAAAATAGTGCATACTGAGTGTTTCTCCGTCCTTGTGGATGCGATATTTACGGCAAGTCTCTTCAGACAAGCCTCTTTTTTTTAGTTTAACAGGATTACCTTTGAGCATTGCGGTTGTTTTTTGTTTGCCACTATCGTCATGTCCTCCATTGCTATAATGGTTGCATACAAAACAATAAGCATGTCCATCAGAATACACGGAATTACCATCTGACGAACCACACTCAGGACAGCTGGTGTGATATAGGAAGGTTGATTCATCTGAGCCAGTCAACTGGAATTGCATAATAGGCACACCAAGGAAAACCGTTCTTTTCAGCCCACATAGAGTAGGTAGTTTTAGAACGCTTGTTTATTTTATTGTGAGGAGATTGAAAGATAATACGTATGTCAAGATCAGGGTTAGCTTCCTTGACTGCTTTCATCTTACGCCTCTGATCTGGGGGGAAGTATCCTTTAGTCTCGAAGTATATATCCCCAACTTTGAAATCAGGGATATAGTTAGCTTCGATCATGTATGGTATCTTTTCAGATTCATACTGATACTCTATGTCCATCTCATCGAGCAAGTCAGCCACTTGTTCTTCCAAGTGACTACGCATTAGAAGTCGTCCTCTTCAACTGAGCAGGGGGCTGCATCAACTGCAGGATCTTCGACCTTGAATCCTTTTGTAGAACCAAATAGTTCTGCTGCGTCCTCGGCTGTCATGTCACCATTGTCAACTACACCAGCTCCGCTGTTAAGACTAACAACTTGTACTGCTTTTAGTTTCAATGATGTACCGATATCACCGCTTGGTAGGACGTATGGCTTTTGGAAGAAAGCTAGTTTAACTTTACTACCACTGTAGATTGGTGTGTCCTTATCTTCAATGGCTGTCCCTTCTGTGTCTACTACGACAGGAAAGAACTTGTCTCCGTCTCTCCAACTGAAACGTATGTGGTAAGTACCTTGCTCATTGTCAAGCTCTTCCCAAGGCTCAGGCTTTACTGTAACCCTTTTAGGGTTTTTAGCCTTGCTTCTAGCCCATTCTAGGGCTGTCTCACGCTCTTCCTCTCGATCTTTGATGAGCTCACCTTTGA